AACTGTGTATAGATGGATAAGCGAGAATGAAGAATTTCGCAACATGTACGCGCGTGCGAAGGATAATCAAGCCGATTTATTAGCCGAGGAAATACTTGAAATAGCCGATGATGGTTCTAATGATTTCATGACTATTGTTAAGGGTGATGAATCTTATACCGTAGAGAATAAGGAACTTGTAAATAGAAGTAGACTTCGTATTGATGCAAGAAAGTGGTATGCTGCTAAGTTAAGGCCGAATAAATACGGTGACAAGTTGGACGTAACAACAGACGGCAAAACAATCAACCAAGTGCAAATATTCCAATTGCCAAGTAACGACAGGGATGATTCTTAATGAATATTACAAGGCCACAACCAGGTTTTCAAGAAAAATTCCTAAGCTCCCCAGCCGATATTGTAATTGGTGGTAGTGGTGCCGGTGTTGGTAAGACTTGGACCTTACTCATTGAATCGTTACGGCATATCAATAAAGAAGGGTTTAATGCTGTTTTCTTTAGAAGGGAAACGCCTCAGATAACTAACCCTGGCGGCCTTATGGATGAATCAAAAAAGATTTATCCGTTATTGGGGGCTACAAAAGCCAATTTAGATTGGAGGTTTCCAAATCAAAACCGTATTGTATTCAGGCATTTACAGTATGAAGATGATAAGTTTAATTGGCAGGGTACGCAATTGTGTTACATTGCTTTTGATGAATTAACACACTTTTCAAAGGGACAATTCTTTTACATGTTATCCCGTAACAGGTCAACATGTGGAGTTAAGCCGTATATCCGTGCTACATGTAATCCTGATCCGGATAGCTGGGTAGCTGATTTTATTGAATGGTACATCGATCAAGATAGCGGTTACCCTATTCCAGAAAGAGTTGGAAAACTGCGTTATTTCATGGTAAATGAGGACAATGTAATATGGGGCAATTCTTACGATGAAGTTTACGCAGCAAATAAAACCATTGTAGATAATATTATTGAAGCATCCCAAGGGCAAACAACACCAAAGGATTTAATAAAGTCATTTACATTCTTAACCGGGTCAATTTATGAGAATAAGGCTTTAATGCAGGCCAACCCTCAATACTTAGCCTCATTGCTGGCAATGGATAAAGAAAGTCAGCTGCAGTTATTGTATGGGAATTGGAAGAAAACCCAAAATAATAATGAGCTGTATGACTTAAAGGCTTTTAAAGATATGTTCGGCAGCCTTAAAACTTGCGTAAATGGTAAGAAGTTTATTACTGCCGATATTGCAATGCAGGGAGCAGACAAGTATATAATCGGTGTTTGGGATGGGTATGAATTGATTGACATTGAAATAATCGACAAGACAGACGGTAAGCAAGTGTTAGATTCAATTAAGGGGATGGCACAAAAGCATTCCGTTTCAAACAGTTCAATACTGTACGATAATGACGGTGTAGGATCTTACCTGGGTGGGTTTATTATCAATGGGGTGCCGTTCAATAACAATAGAACACCAATTGCCGGAGGTAAGAAGGCGTACATTAACCTTAAATCTCAATGCTATTTTGAAAGCGCTAAAGATATTAATGAAAACAACTATTCAATCTCTGAAGCGGTGGCCAATTACAGGTACGATAACAAAATGACAGTTAAAGAACGGTTCCTATACGAGCGCAAATCAATAAGAAAAGGTCGGCCGGACAATGATGGAAAACTTCGTGTAATTCCCAAGGACGAAATGAAGGCCCTTATCGGCGGTGAATCTCCAGATTTAATGGATATGCTTATGATGAGGAAATACTTTGATCTTGGTGGGGGGTTCTAAAATTGTACTTAACTAATACAAAATGATTCAAGTCTACTAGGCGAAAAGACTAAAAAATATATAACGATTCTAATATTTGCATAACATCCATTAATATTTTATATATTTACGCAAAAAGATATACACTTTGGAAAACAAGGATATAAAAGAGCAAGCCCAAGAGGTAAGGCTTTTACCAGCAATAGCAACAGGTTTTAAAATGGCCGTAAAATCATGGGCTAATAATACCATGCTCTTAAATCCGTCTTTCTATCCAAGTGGTGATGGTGTGGCCCAGGATATACCAGTGAATGATTTTTTTACTCAAACATGGTTCCAAAGGCTTACAGGAAACCACTCATACAATCGAAAAGGGCTAAAGTATTTGATTGATACAGGCTATACAATGAATGCAGCTGGTCGTGGTATTATCGATAAAATAATACTTAATCAATGCAATATCAACTTTGTTCCATACCGATACGGAAAACCAATTAAATCTAAAAAAATCAATTTTGACGTAAATAAAGCCTTATTCATGTACTTATTGACAGGTACGTGTATGTGCTATAAAAAAGAAATCGTTGGTTTTGAATCTGAATTAGAAGTTTTAAATACAGTAAATGTATGTGAGGTATATTCGTATGGCAAACTTTACTACAAGGTTGATTTGTTGGATGGGACCCACCTAAAACTAACCGAAGGAGATATAATTTTTATTAAATTCGATGATATAACGGCCTGTACCAAGACAAACATGGGCCTTGCTCCGCTTCAGTCTGCATTGATGGCTATTGAAGCATTAAAAGAAATGTATACTGCCGATACTGCAATGCTTAAAAACAAAGGCGTTGACGGTATGATAACCAACGATTCAGATGAACCAATAACGGGCTTTGAGCAAGACGAATTTGATAAAATATTGAATGGTCGTATTTCTGGAGCAAGGAGAGCAGGATCTATCTCATCTACTACAAAGAAACTTAGGTATGTTCAGTTCGGACGGTCCACAAAGGAAATGGCCTTATGGGATGGGTTTAAAGTTAAGAAAAGAGATGTTTGTGATGTATTTCAGGTTGATTCAGGCCAATTCAATGATCCGGATAACAAGAAATTTGCAAATGTACAGGAATCAAACAAGGCCCTTTATCTTGACTGTATTATCCCATTCACAAAAAGAATAACAAACAACCAGGAAATAATTGATTTTCTTGGCTATGAAATTTATTTAGACGTATCAGGTATTGATTGCTTACAGGAAGGGCAACAAGCAAGGGCAGAGAAAGCCAAAACAAACCAAACGGCCATTATTGAACTGAATGCTAAGGTTGGAGATGGTACAATAACCTATGAAACGGCTGTCAAAATACTTGAAACTGAATGGGGTTATGATGCCGAAGAGGCTAAAGGTTATATAAAAGTACCAACCGAGCCAATAAATCAACCTCCAGTAGAATAAAAAAATCCGTTTTTTGTTTGTATTGAATAAAAAACGTATACTTGTATCGTAATTTCTTGGATAACTACTAAGCATTACTTAAAATGAACAACGAAAATAAGACCTGTAAGGGATCTAAAGCTTGCACCAAAGCCTGCTTAGATAAAGAAGCCTTAGAAGAATCTAAGGCCGAGAAAGCGCGTATAGTTAAATCTAAACGAGTAATCTCTAAATGAGAATAACCCTACCAAAAGACCTACAGGGCAAAGCCTTAATCAAGTATCTTGTTGATAACAAGAAAGAACTTATTAAGCAGAAAACATCTATGCCAATCAAGTCAGATGACTTTGGTTTTACTACAGATGTTTTGTCATTCAAGAAAAAGACTAGTACTTCAAAGGCTGCAGATACTCAAACGGTACAAGAAATTGAGCCGGGCGAAGTAAATGTAAAAGTTATTTGTAATACCGCCTTATGGTGCGATTCACAAATGGATGTTCTTTTGCCGGATTGTTGGAAAAAGACTATTGATGAAAACGGCCCACAAAAAGCAGATAAGATTTATCACCTTAGAGATCACAAGCAAACAACGGAAGGTATAATTGGATACCCACAAAAAATTTATTCAGAAGAATTTTTATTGTCTGCATTAGGTTTGTCAAAGTTCGGCATGGGTTCAACTCAATGCCTTATTATGGAATCCTTGGTTAAAGAATCATTAGATGAAAAGTGTTTTCAGCTATACCTTGACAAGAAAATAAAGCAACATTCAATCGGATTACAATATATTAAACTTGATTTATGTGTTGCTGATAAAGAATATGCATCGGCTTTAGAATATGAAAACTGGGTTAAATATTACCCAATGGTTATCAATAAAGAAAAGATTGATAAAGCCGGTTATTTCTGGATAGTTCCTGAAATACGTTTATACGAAAACTCAGCAGTACTTTTCGGATCTAACGAGATTACCCCAGATATTACAGACGAAAATAAAGGTGAGCCGTCAGAAGACACTCAAGAAAATAAAGAGGAGCCGGAAGAAACCACTCCAAAGAAATCGATTGCAGAAATGCTAAACGATTTAGGTCCTATTATTAAAAACTTTAACCAAAACTGAAATGACTCCAGAACAATTAAAAGAGGTTTCTGATTTAGTAGGGGAAAAGACAGCTGCAGAAATGAAAGCTATCTCCGATCAATTAGAGAAAACCCTTAACGAAAAGCATGCAAATGCTATGAAAGGCCTTGCTTCTAACGAGGAACTTGAAGCCTTTAAAAATGAAGTATTAAAAGCTCAGCAAAAACTTGAAGGTATTATCAAGAC